TGAAGTCGTAGTTTCTAATTACGGCACTAGGGCTGTAAGTAGGCATGACTTTGGTTCCATTGGTGAGGTCGCTTTTGAGAATGGTTCCCCTGTAAGTTCCTATCTTATCTAGCCCTGTCAGTGCCCATAACGCAAGGCTACCCATAGCAATAATGATATTAGGTTTGCACGCGTTAAGCTCGTTTTGTAGTCTATCTAACTCGCTCTCATATTCTTTCTTCAAGAAGCCGAAGCCATTCACAGGGTACTTCGCGCGCCACTTACTCTCTTTACTAAACTTAGAGTAATTCTTTTTATTGATAAAGAAGTGGGCAGGGTTCTCCTGTGCTGGCTTCTGAGCGAGAGCATGCGTAAGCAAACAGTTTTCCACATTCAGTTCTAATATCTCACACATCTTGTGAAACATTTTACCCGTACTACCGACCATGATTTGCCCAAGACGTTGCTCATCTGTATTTGGAAAATCAAATACAAAAGCTATCTGACAATTGCCTTTCGGTTGTTGTGAAGGTACTGTTTGCTTTGTCATGTTAGAGTATTCTCTTTATTGTAGGCTGTAGAATATCTTTATTTCTACCCACCATCTCGTGTTTGATTAAACCTTTAAAGGTTTTACCAATTGCCATCTCTAGCAATTCACTGTATGGAAGGTCTTCCACATGACCCATATCTAACCCGTTGGTTAGAAATGATTTCAATCCTGTCGCAGGATTGTTTACTTTCAAGGCATTAGGTGTAGCCCAGAACTCCATTCGAGTTGGCTGTGCATCCTTGAGTTTATCTTCAGATAATTCTGAATCAATAACTCCGACTGCCTTGACGTTTACTCTGATGAGTGGTGTGTTATTCTCACCCACTTCATCTGCTCTATAAGAAGTTATAGAGAACTCATAACTACCCTCTGGTAGCACGACCGATTCGGGCGTGTCATTGGGTGTCATGTTTAAAAAGTCAGCAACATTAGACATTATTTATCTCCTTTCGTATTGCTCTCTTTGAGTTTAGACTGTGCATTCTTTTGAATAGATTCAAACAACTTGTTCAAGTCAAGTTCTATATTCGGTTCTATTAAAGACGGCGCGGTAACTTTCAAATCCATCTTGTGATCTGACATTGTACGTAGCGTGCGCTCTGTTCCTTTGCTAGATGATCGTGTATCTATTCTGCATACACAGTTAAAGTATCTACCAATCTTAGTAGATAACTTTGAACCGACAGATGTAGGATATGCTTTGGACACACCCATCTCGCCTTCCATGTACTGCATATGTGTTGTCACAATAACATTACATTTCACTTCGTCGCCTGTGATATACTGTATAATGTTTTGAACATCACGTGCTGCCGCACCCCACTCGGGTTGGCTAGCTTGCTCTGTTGGTTTCTTGTTATTAAAAACGAGAGCGGCGCGCAGGGCTGCCTCTCCCATCAGTGTGAGGGAATCAATCACTAGAACTGTGTCGTCTCCCCATTCTTTCACAGGACCTAAGTCCTCATCGCCATCTTTCCAATGAGACAACAAACGTGCCCCTCTTCTAAATGAGTCAGCTTGTCCTAGTGAATCTCTTAACGTAACATATGATACGTTCTTTACTGCTTCGGGTTTTAAAAACTCGGGCAGTATATCTAGTCCGTCATCATAATCTAAGATACGTAACTTCTTGCCAGCGTTAGCTAAACTCGCTAGGGCTGACGTCTTACCACTACCACTATCTCCACAGAGAAGTAGCTTGGTAACACTTGTTGATTTATGTTTACTTATGTTTGCCATAAACTGGTCTCCTATAATGTTTTGAATTATATACTATATAAAATATTTGTCAAGAAAATTATTTACCACCCTTGATAACTTCAAGTTCTTGTGGTTTTGTTTCTTCCAAATCGGGGTGATACTCTTGAGTAAAGTCATTACCAAAGAACATTCCTCTTTGTGATTTAGCATGCGCGCATGCCTCTCTGTATCTACAACCACCATAGTTTCCACATGATGTGAAGTTAGCTGGGTAGTACTGTGAGTTAGCATATACATCTGATATATCTAAGTGATGCAGTGTATCATTGTACCACTCATCAATTAATTCTTTAGGTACATTGTATACTTGTCTTGCGAACCTTGTAAAATTCGCGCCTGTCTGTACTGCGTCAATGATGAAGCCATCAACAGGCAACTGTAATACTTCACGACATGCCCAGATGTATGCGAACACTTGGTTGTTTGGCATATAGCCATTGAAATACCATTCAGATAAAGATGACTTAGTTGTTTTAGTATCAACAAGATATAGCCTGTCATCAATAGAAACAATCTTATCTATACGACCGCTGAATCTGTGCCCCTTGTCACCTATGGGTACTTCAAACCTTTGCTCTAGTGCGGGTGAGCCATCGGGCATGGTAGCTAACTTCAGCTTATCATCCCAAAACTCTTCCGCTTTCCATACAACCGCACGAAGCGCCGCCTCTAATCCTCTTGCATTCTCGTCAGCAAGTTTTAAATCCTCACCGAAATCGCGCAAGACTAAAGCGACTGCACGCTTAGTGGATTCATCTTTCGATAAACCCTCGTGTCTAGCTTTGTCTAGTTCTTCTAAACCACAGTGTACTGCAGAGCCAAACCCTGTGGCACTTGAGTAGCTTGTAGATTTCCAGCCATCTAGTACAGACAGCTTGTAATATCTAGGGCAAGCTAAGAAAGAACTTAGGCTTGAAGTGTCCCATATCTTTTGAATAGGCTGACCATTGTCATCCCATACAAACTTTCTAATTCTTGGTAGTTCGCTCTCACTCATGTTATCTCCTATGTTTCTGACACTAACATATCAAGTATGTTCTTCTCAAACTTCTTCGGTGCTTTAGTTGTAGCAGTCTTCTTAGATATGCGTGTGCCATTTGATTCTGCGTCACGCACATTGATGCGTGTTGCTCTTAAGTAATCAACTATCTTTTTGATAGAGGCTTCATCATTAGATAATTCAACTGAATCTTTTTCCAATAACTCTGTAGGTATTTCTATCTCTTGCTTCTCACTCATGTTGTCTCCTTAATGTTTAGTTGATGGGTCCACTTTTCTTTTAGCATCTAAGAATACAGAACCCATAGTGTCTCCTGTTTTTTCGTTTAGCTTTTCCATTTTATCTATCATAGGTCCAGCTGTTGTGAATGTGTGTAGAACATCTGCAAGTAAACCAAAGCTACCCATCGTTCCATACTTCAATAAAGATAATCTCATACCCACTTCATAGAGTGCTGATATAAGAACATCCGTATCATATTTTCCTGCTATATCTAATAGAGGTTCTTTTAAACTTTCTATACACGCTTCAAAATCCGCGCGATAGTTTTTATCATCTGTCATATTTTTTCTCCTGTGTCTGGGTCAACAACTTCTAGTTCTTCTAGTGCATCAAGCACATGAACAACTTCGACACCGCCCTCAACCTCTATTAATTTAAGTGTGTCATATTTGTGTGGGTCATCCTTACCATTCTCTTCTGCAAGTTTTCTGTATGCATTTATATACTGATACATTCTCATGCGTAATGAGAATGGTTTCGGATGTTTAATTACAAACCTAACTTTGTCTTCATTCGCTGGGTCGTCAAGAGCCTTAACGATTTTTTCTAAAGCGATTGAAATATCTGTCCAGCGGTAAAGGTTTGCCGTCTTTTGTCTCGTCATTTATTCTCTCCTGTAAATACTCATGGTCATTAGGGTCAAACATAGGGTCGTTTTCAAATTCCTCTATGTCAAAGTCTTCCTCTAATTCTAAGGTCTCATCAAATAAATAATGATCGCCTGTTGTATACTTACGCTTAGTCATGTCTACTCCTTATTCAAGTATTGTTAATACTACACCTGTACCTAATAAAATAAATACACCATAGGTAGCTACCCACAGCATTGCTCCTGTAATTCTGTTACATTTTTCTTCAAAGTCCATTACTTTGTACTCCATTCTTTTATATTCTTATCTGTCTTTTTTATTCTGAAATCTGACAATACATTTTTAGAAATTTTTGCGGGTGTTTCTTCCACCAAAAACATTTCTGCTACATGTTCTGTCCCATCTTCCAACTCTACTAAAGTATTCACAAGTGAATACCCTGCACTCAATTCCATGCTACATACACTCTCATATACTTGGTCATCTTTTATGTCATACAGTTCTCCCTTTATTCTATAACGGCAATGCTTTTTATCAAAGTGTCTAAAGGTAATAGGATAACTTTGTAAAAAATCTTTGATAGAATAATTACTATCAACTGTTATTGCGTCGCCTAATCTTTTTTGTTTTGCCATTAGCCCATGCAATCGCTCACCCCTTTTAAGTGTGCCGTACACAAACACTAATCTTTTAGTAGTTACCATATACCTCTCCTATTCTTAAACTATATTGTATAGCATAGCAATATTTTTTAAACAATTCATTGGGAATAAAACAAACTGTTTTGGCATCTGAATCCCCGCTACCTACAATCTTTTCTGTTTTTAAATTATTAAGCAATATACATTCAAATATTTTTATAGGTTTAATCCATAGGTATTGTTCGCCTGTGTATATAACCCAATCATCAGCAGTTGTGGATAATAAACCAGATGGTTTACCAAACATTTCTAATTCAATTAAGATTCTCCCTGTCTTTAAACTAACCTTATCCATTTTTATTTCTAAAGTTTTAGATAACTCTGGTATAAAAGCATCATATGGTTTAAACTTCCCATCAATCATAGTGGTTGCTGGAAACCTAGCCTTCAACGCACTTACAATACTATTTTCTATTGCCTTTCCTCTTTCGAGGTCTCTTGCGAATGCGTGGTTTGTCATCTGCTGTCTCCTTTCTATTCATATTTTCGCGCAACCAACCCTTGAGTTCAGAACGACAGAGAATTTCTGTCATAAAGTTTCCCAATGAATTGACTACAGTTTCTTCATCCCTATCTTTAAGTTGATACTGATAGTATGCTACATGCATACACTCATGCAGTACAACATTCACAGCATCAGCGCCCCCTTTATCTATCATTTCTTTATCAAGATAAATTCTGTATGGTGGATTAGGTATGAATGTACCCTGTGATTCACCCACCTCGTGCATAATTTCGTGGGGGGCACATATTAATTCCACCGAAAATGGTCCGATGCTTATATGTTTAGGTAGTTTTTTATTCTGCGCCATAGTTTTGTATACCATGAATCAGCTTTGTTGTCAAGCAAAATATTATCTTTGCTCTCGTTGTGGTATATGTTGTACCATATCCATTTCATTTTACTCTTTTTCATTTTGTTCATAGCCTCTCTACAAATTCTAATAGTTCGTCAAACAATTCGCGACCCCTCTCAGTACTTCGCGTTCCATCGGGATTGTCGGGGTCGGGTTCGATAAAATCTCCTGTATAATTTGGATGCGTATTCTCTACGAATATCCAAAACAATCTGTCTGCTACCATAAAAGCCTTGTCTTTATTCATTGTATCCCCCTGTCATTTCGTCGGTCATTGTAGTACAACCACCCTAAGTCACTGATCTCTTGCCTGTTAAATGCTTCGACAAATTGTCGGACATTAAAACACCTAGAGTTATTTGATGCCGTACCTATTCCACTATCTAAGAATCTTTGGAGTTCTTCATCCGTCACTTCGTCGGTTGGATTCCAATAAGCTATGTCCCAAACTAAATCTTCACCCTTCATTGTGGTTCTCCAAAATATCTATGTAATGTTTCTCAGCATCAGCCCTCGCCTGTGGGTACGCATCAAAACATCTGCCCATTAGTTTGATAACTACTTCGCGCAAATCTTTGAGGGGTGTATGCTCACGCATGATGTGATAATATACACCTGCAAAATCCTCGTTGCTTCCACCTATGAAGTGACTATCCTTGTGCTTGTTTGATTTCTTTTTTGTCATCTTGCTTAGCCCTTTCTTCTATTATGTTTCGTATGCTTGTGGCTGAGTAGCTCGATACAACTCTATCAAGTTCAGCTAGTTCATCTTGCATGAGTATGATTCGCTTGTCAAGTATCTCGATCTCGCGTGTCAATTCTTCCATGCGCATCTTTAGTATGCTACTGTTCTGCATTGTTTTCCCTTTCCATTTGTTTAAACCATCTAGGTTTTGCTCTACCTTTTTCCCACTTGGCAAAGTATTTCTTTTCGTGGTAGTAATAATTTTGATATGCTTTCACAGGGTCTTCATGTCTATACTGGTCGGGCATACACTGAGGCACAGTTGTTTTATCTACCGATTGAATATCAAAGAATGTTGAACTGATACATGATTTAATTTTCGCGATTGAATTAAGTACGCGTTCTGATTTATGTATCTTACCAAAACGATATTGATATTCGTTATTGATTTCAAGTGCGTGATCGTAAGCCCA